CACAGCGCACGACCGGCGATTGGATTTGCCGGAATCCGCTCGGCGAGTTTGCGCCAATCGCCGCGATGTGCCCGCCGGGAAATTTGATAGAGAGCAACGTGTTGTCCTGGTGCCGGGCTTTGATGTTGATCTTCCCGCGCAACCGTGGCGTTGCCCGCACCATCGGATTGAAAAATTCCTTCCTCCATTTCGTTGCGCTGTCCAGCGTCGGATACACGACCAAGATTGCCTTTGGATCGTGGTCAATAATGTAGCCGTCGAGGTTGTTCAGCGTCTCGGTTTTGCCGGTGCGCGACGCCCATTGCAGCACGGTCGTTTGCACCTCGCGGTCGGTGTAGCTTTCTTGCGGCTCGCGTTGATACGGCCCAGCGTCAAACGAGTAGCGCCCTGGTTTGCTGGTGCTTCCCTTTTCCAGCCAGCGGTATTTTTCCGCCCATTGCGCGACGGTCAGCGTTTCCGGCGGCTTGAAGCTCGCAAGGAATTGGTGGATTTCACTCCGTAGGCTCGTCAGCCCCGGAGACAAAATCGCGCTCGCCGAGTTTTTGGAGGTTGGCATAGATCGTGGCTTTCTGTTTCGCCTCAAGGTGCGAGTGGTCAATCACTTGCGAGATGGCGACTTTTAGTTCCTCAAGCGAAGCGCGCACCCGCTCCGCTGGAATGAGGCGTCCGCGCTCAAGGTCGCGTTTCATTTCGTGCAAGTCCGCTTTCGCCGCTTCGTTGCGCGTCTTTTCTTTTTCCAAGTCGCCCGCAATCGCGGTCACGATCTGCTTTGTTCCGAAGCGGCCATCCTCGCCAGCCTCGATTGACTCGGCGCGAAGGCGTTTTGAAAGCGTGTCCGGGTCAATTCCGAACTCGGCGGCTGCGACGGTTATGCCCCAGCGAATGGGCTTGTGTGGTTTGGATGCCATCTAGGGAAAATGCAAATGACTTGTGTTAGCGAAAAAAGCGGTCTGCGGAACCTCCTGAGAGACAAGCCACTACGGAGGACCCAAAAATGAGAACGCTCTCATAATTGAGAGATGTATTGCAAGACGTTTGCATTAGTTGCCGATGTAAATTTAGTCTTGACACGTTGTGCTGAATTGTTGTTACCCTATTTCAAGCTACCGCATTGCCGTGGTAATGGTTCAGTGTTGAGGCCAGCCCTTTCCGCTATCGCGCTCCGCTTGGTGTTGGTTCATTGTGCGTCGTATCCGTCGATCATCCGCGCTGCTCCGCCTGTGGTCGCGAACTCTTCCGGCTCGCCCTTGACCGCTCGGACCGTGATGCGCTGCCCAACCTTGGCGTCGTAGCCTCGCAGCCAAACGTGCCCGCCGTCGCCGCGTTTGCTGGTCTTGATGAGCAGTCCCGCGCTGGTCCGCTGAATGACGAGACCGGCGATGGTCGCTGCACCGGAGGTTGCCAAGCTGGTGCTGCCGGGCTGATCGAGCGCGGTGCTGGTGGGCTTCCACGGCTCGGCAGCGGCAAAGGTGGAAAGTATGAGCAGGACGGCGGCTTTCTTCACATGCCCGGCCCAGCGTTTCGCTTGGTTTGCCTTCATCTGCGCGCGACGGCGCTCGATGTCTGCGGGCGTGAACCTTTTCGGTTTGCCCTTGGCAAGTGAGGCTAGCGCTTGTGCGTTTGGATTCTTTGACATGGCGAGGAAGATAAGGTGAGCGCACGTTTAGCGCAACTGATTTCCGCTTATCAAAGAAAATTCGCTCTTTTTTCCTCTGTAAATGGCAGTTTTCTTAAATAAACGCTTGCCATAGGCTAGATGCTCGCTACATTGTTTCCCATGAAGAATTACATCAAGCGCCTCAATGACTGGAAGAACTCCCAAGCGATGGCTCTCCGCCAGGACGAACTCATCCTCGATCTCCGCAAGATCGACGCCGAAGAAGGCAAGGACGTTGCGGACGCCATCGCTGCCGCTGAATCCCAGGTGGCGAAGCGCAAGGCATACATCGAAGAAATCAAGGCTCAGATCGCCGAAGCCAAGATGAAGCTCGCCGCCTAAAAGCCTAGCCGCTAACCTTTTCCCTTTTATGCAAACCAAATCCAATCCATCCAAGCCATCCGCGCGTCTCAAACCCGGCCACTATTGGGCCGCTATCTGGCCGAATGGCAGGCAGCTATGGGGCGACACTGTAAAGCGCAACGTCGAGCGTGCCGCGCGCGGAACTGGCCTGCGGATTGTTCAACTCCCGCAATAGCCCCGCACCTGCCCGCACCGGCCACACTGCCCGCGCGGTCCTGACCACTCGTGGCTCTGCCACTTCACCAAGCACGGCCCTGACCGCATCGGGGCCGTGCTTTCCGCTGTGGCGGGTCGAATTTGAGCTTCCGACGCGCTGGCGGGCATTTGTGGCGATTCCAGAGGCATATTCGCAACGCCAGCGACCGCCGCTTTCAGCTCGGCGAAGTGCTGCTTGACGAAAACCGGGTGGGAGCGGGTCATTCCCATGCGTCAAGGATGGACTGCACGAGCGGCAGATTTTCCTCCGTAATTGGCTGGCAGGCGTCGATTGCGGCGATGCAAGTGAGCGCCATTGCGACCGTGGTCGAGGGTAGGCCAGCGGGCAGCGAGGTGTCTGGGCGGTAATCCTGAATCGAGATCAGGACGCAACGGGCGCGGATGGTGGCGAGGCGGTCGGCGGCGGTCATTTGGTGGCGTCGAGGGTTTCGCGGGCGAGACGTTCGCAAGCCTCGCGGTCGCGATTGTATGTGCCGTCCGGTCGCCGGGGCGACGCGATTAATGCGAGCGCGTGCATACACCTGGATAGCTTGTGGAGCGCGTCGTCGCGTTCGGCGATCAGTCGTTCGCAACGATCCTCGATTGCCCTGACTCCTTCAATGCGTTCCGCGATGAACAGTTTGGCCTCGTCCCTTTCCTCCCTCGCCTTGGCAAGCTGGCGGTTGAGATGCACGGCGCACGAGTGCGATCCGTCCTCGCCGGTCAGCCATTCAGCGCCGCATGTGCAGCATCGCGAGATTGCCGGTCCGAGCGGCACCATGCGCGGAGGCGTGGGGAGCGGGCGCATCGTGCGCGTGTGGTTGTGTGCGGAGTGGCGCGGTTCGGCGGTCACATATTTTCCCCACGGCCCTTTCCCGAACTCCCACACCTGATCTCCGAATTGCGGTATTTCGCCATCGAGAAGCGGCCTCCACCCATCCGGCAGCATGTCTTCGGTCCAGTCCGTGCGGTGCCATTCCTGACCGGCGGGCGGTGGCGGGAGCGTCCACAGGACGGCGCGCCACTCGAAATCCAGCGACCAATTCGGATCCTCGACGTGATGCCACGCATGGCTTTCCGTCGGATACTGCCGCGCCTCGATACGCAGCCCAGCCGCGTGCGCGGCCTTTACTGCGGCGAGCGGGTCGGGGTCGGGCTTGGGCTTGCGGCGGTGCAGTAATCCGGCGGTGATTGATCGGGTATTTATCCACCGATCTTCAAGCTCGGAAAAAAGCTGAATGTCTTCTCCTGCCAGCAGAGCCTCGCAGGCGTCTCTCCATTGGGCTTGTTGTTCGGGTGTCATGTTCATTTTAGTCTTTTTCCGGGTTGGCTGGGTTGTCTGAGAAAGGCGAGAAGCGCGGGCGTTGGCCGGATCATTAGCAGCCGCCCTGATTTGCCAATCTTGCGGTGAAGCGCGGAATGTCGCTCCGGGCAATGAGGGTGATTCAGCCGATCACGGAATGAAGCGAGCGTAATGTTGTTTGCAACGCTCGAAAGCCACAAATCATTCGGAGCCTGCCATTCGTCCGCTTTCGGCAGCGTGACGGAATAGCCGCGGGCGCGGAGAAGGGAGATTGCCGCGTTGATGTCGGATTCGTTCATGGGACGACGGTGATGCCCTCGCTCGCCAGCGTGTCGCCGATGATGCTGGCGAGCCGCTCGGCGGTGATCGGCGCGGAATCGGCAAACCGGCTTATGACGATGCGGAAACGGCCCGAAAGCGTGAACTCGACCGGCTCGGCGATGTCGCGGAGCGGGCACGGCTCGGCCTCGTCGTGGCGGGTGATAATGTCGGAGATGGTCATATTGGTTTCGCAGATTCGCCGGGGTTGGCTGTCCCCCGGCGTCTCATGCAAACGAGAGTTTATTCGCGATTTTCGCCCATCGTCAGGCGGTCGCCGGATTCGTCTTCGACCCAGAGGGTCGCGCCGTCCTCGATCATCTCGTCGGTGATCTTGGCGCGGAGCTGGTCGTAGGCTGCGTCGAGCGAGTTAGCGATGACAGTGCCCATCGTGGAGTCGGTTGCGTAAGTTGCGATTACCGCAGTCGTCGGAGCGGTGGCCGTTGTGGATGATTGGTTCGTTGTCATGCCCCATCCTTCCCACTATCTTTGGAGCTTGTCAACGGCTTTTCTTTCGCTTGGCGCACTTTTTTTCGTCGCCCGAATAGCCGCCCTGAGCATGTCCCGGCTTTCCCGGTGCCGCGCGGTCGCAAGCCGCGTCTGCTGCAACAGTATCCGAGCGAACGGATCGGCGGCATGGTCGCTGATCGCATCGCCTGCCGCCTCGCCAGCGCGCACGGCGGCGTTGAGGCGCGCCAGGATGTCGGCGAGGGTGGTCACCTCCCCATGCCCTCCCTAAACCGCGCCGCCGCCTCCCTTCGCTTCTCCCACCCGATTAAAGCGATGCGCCGCGCCTCCTTTTTCGTGAGCTTTCGGCGCGACTTCTTGCCGCCCTTGGCTCCGATGGCCGCGAGATATTCCTTGGGCGTTTTCATCGTGTGCGGCTCAATGCCAGTGCCAGGATATACGGGTCAGGCTCGCAAAGGACGTATTCCGTAGAGCGTTCCGTTTTCCTCGACAAGTTTCCATCCGTCGTCTTCGGCGTTGCTTGGGCCGGGGCATTTGCAGTCGGCGTAATGCTGTTGGCACTCCAAGCAAAAAGGTTCTCCGCAATCGGGACATGGCTTGCAATCGCTGGCGAAGACAATGCGAACGCGCTCCATTGCGCCGCCATCGCTTCCGCGATGCCCTGATACGTCTTGCTCCGCAATTTCCATCGGTCGGGACTTGGTCCCAGCTTGTTTTGCGAGCCGTTCGCGCACTGGTTTTCCCATCGTCCGCTTGCGGGCTTTTGCAGGATGTTTGTCGGCGCGAGCGCCGGGAGATTTTTCAGCCATAGACAGGTCGTTTTCGATTCAGGGTGCCCGAACTGCCACGGGTGAATAATGCAGTCAGGTTTGCGGATGCGCGTGGATATTGCACCAACGGGATTTTCAAGCGCGATGTGTGGCGCATCCGCGCCGAGCAGCGCCCGCACGAACTCCAGCGCATCCTCGGTCAGTTGCGGGTCGCGCAGCCCGCGCACCGTCCAATGCATCCCCGACGAGCAAAGGTAGGTGCAGGGCGGGAACGCAATCAGGATGTCCCACTTTTCGCGCAGCAGCTCGCGCACGTCGCCGGTGTGGTGCGGGCCGGGCGCGTCCGTTGGCAGCAGGTCGCAGCTTATGGCGTCATGCCCCAGCGCACGGAACGCATCCCGCACCGTCCCGCTGTATTCGCATCCGACTAGGACGCGCATAAGCCCATCTCAATCGCAACGTCTCGCAGCCCGCCGTCCACGCGCTCGACCATGTATGACGAGACGCACTGCCACGGCTGAAACGCCATCCCTGGCCTCGGCGTGAAAATTCCAACGCGCCCATTTTGCTCGTCATCGTATGTGAACCATTCGCGCTTGTCGTCGCCGGGGTCTTGCCACTCTGGCTTGATACGGATTCGTTCGCCTTTTTTTAGTGGAGTATGTTCTGTCTTCATGCACGGAGTCTCGTATGCGTAAGCGGCTTGTGCAAGCAGTATTTTTGTAAATCTTTACCTGCCGTGCGATTCTCTGAACTGTTTCGCCGCCTCCCTTGCCGCCGCCGCGATGCGCTCGGCTTCCGCTGGGTCGGTCATCGGCACGACGTTCTGAGGTTGCGCCCATTCCAGCGCCTTGCCCGCTTTGGGCTTGTCTGCTCGCGCCTTGTCGAGTTCGCCGCCGAAATGTCGAAGGAAAGTCAAGATCGAGGTTCGGCAGTAGTGGTCCGGCTTCTTCCGTTCCCGTTCGTAAAAGGTCGCGACTTCCGCCATGCCGGCCAAGTCCATCCCGGACCTGCCAGCAGCCCGAAACGCCGCAATCTCCGCGTCCGCCCAAGGCTTGCTCTCGTCCCGGTGAAACAGCTTCGCCACGGCCTTGGCCAGCGGGCTTGTCGGGAGGTTGTCCGGTTTCGGTTTTTCAGTGGTCAAGGAATCGTTTACAACTGCTTCGTCGATCCTCACGCCCTCAAAGCCCATCAGCTTCAACGCCGTCCTGATTCGCCCCTTCGCGCCGGGTTGGCCGGTGGCGTGAATAGTGTAGCGGCTAGACATAGCTTAAAAGGAAAAGGAGAAAAGGGACAAAGGCAAAGCCCCCCCCGAAAACAAGCCTGGGACATCTCCAGCAAAAGAAAAAAGAGGAAAAGTAAAACCGCAACGCTCTCAATTCGACGACCGACATCCGTTTGACGCGATCTAGCAGCAATGTGGCCGCCGAATTGAAAACGCTGTTCGTTTTACCTGCACTCACGAAGCCGGTAAGGTTTAGTCTGTCCTTGCGTGCTCCCCGCCATGCACCGGCCATCCTAGGCCGGCAAAGTCTGAATATGTCCCGGCCAGCGTGCCGAGTCCGCCGCTCAAAGCAAAAGCCCGTCGAGCGTGCTACTAGACACACTGACGGGCTTTCGAGGTTTGGCTTGCGCCGGGTTTGGAAAGGTTGCGTTGTGCAGCTAGTAGTCTGCGAACGCGGCGAATTTGCACGCCCCCGCGCCGTTGTCAAATCGAATCTCACCGCAACCTCCAAACAATCGCCCGTTTCCCGCTCGCGTTTGGCCGGCGCTCGCCCGTGTCGGTGATGAGGCCGAGCCGCTTTAGCTCCGTGGTACGAGGCCTGATCGACCAAATAGGCACGCCAAGCACCGCAGCGCACTCGTCCGCTGTCCTGTCCTGCGACAGCGCGCCGAGGACCGCCAGGCGCAATCCTGTCACGCGGCTGGCCATGTCTGACGCGGCCTCGCGGCTGGTGTCCGTGTCGCGATGCCCCGGCGCGGACGGGTAGCGGGCGGCGAGAGTGAAGAGGTCGTCGGTCATGGCAGCTTGGCGGCCAGCGCGAGCGCGGCCTTAGCGTCCGTAGCTGCTCCGGTGTTTTTGTCGCCCATCCTCACTCCGGCCCGAGGTGCAACGCACTCCGCCCACTCAAGGAGGTTTTGCAGCGCCTCGGCCAGCGCCCTCCGCGCCGTGCGCTCGGCATCCCGCTGCCGGGCCAGTTCGGCAATCTGCCCTTGCGCTGCGGAAAGGTGCTTTTGCAGTTCCGTTTCGAGCTGGCTTCGATGCTGCTCAATCTGACTGCCCTTGATTTCCTCAGCGTAGGCCCGAATCGCCCCGGCGATGGAAGCGACGGTGATCTGTCCGGGTGCGCGCAGGACGGCGGCAGCGTGTTCTTCGGGTGTGTTCATGCGCAAACCTCCCGCTCGCACAGGTCGGAGTGGTGGAGCGTGCTGCAACAATACTTGCACGGCTCGGCACAGGTGCCGTGTAGCATCGCCTTGAGTTCGCGGATTTCGCGCTCCAGGTCGGCAATAATCAGGTCGCGAGTCTCGACCATGCGGCGGAGTGATTCGATTCGGTTTTGCAGTTCTTCGCTCATTTACAGCCCTCCATGAATTGCAGCTTTGGCACCTCGCCTCGCATCCGGCGATATTCCAGTTCCACGCGCAGTGACGCAACGATCTTTCCGCTGGCGTTGCTTATCGCTTCCGCCGCATCCGGCGTGATGGTCTTTTCCCGCACCGCTGCTATGGTTTCGCATAGGACGGCTCGCAGTTCGTTTGTGTTGGTTGGCTTTGTCATTTGGTTTCTTTCTAAGTTCCCGCCGCAATTTGACGTGCTCGCGCACCAGCTCGATAACGTCTCTAGGGCATTGGCGGGTGGGTATGCCCATGATACATCTGGCAACGTAGGAGTCGGACAGTTTTGACCGTTCCTCATAGTTTCTTTTTTTCGCTTCCTCTGGAAACTTCTCGCGCCAGTTCTTCGCCATCTTACGGCTGTAAGCGCGGCTTGCTTCGATGTTTTCCCAGTAATGTTTTCTTCGCGCGGCGTTGTATCTCTCGCGGTTGGCCGCTCGGTAGGCCCGGTAATACTCCTTTGTATTGGCAAAGGTGCCGTATTTGCTCTTTTTGCGCGGCTTGGGTTTGTAGGATGCGCGCTTCTTGGCGCACACTTTCTCCCGGTTGGCGTAATACCAAGCCAAGCAGACAGACCGCTCGTTTTCTGGAATACGGCTCATAATGCTGTCAGCCTCAGCTTGTCGTCATTGGTCGCAACGCGGACGTGGTGCAGTGCGCCGTCCCTGTATTCAAAAACACCGTTGCCGCGCACGCGGAGGTTGTGCGTTGGCATTTCGCTCCGACTCGGCTTTGCGTCGGCAGACATCCCGCGCCATGCCAGCACTAGCCTGATCGCGGTATCGAGGTCGCGGCAGACGTGAACCACGATCCCGCATTGCAGAAGCTCGGCGTGCCGTTTCTTTTGCGAGGCTGAGACGCGCGTTTTCGTGTCCTTCATTTCGATGTGAAGGCACCGGCCCGGCTGGCAATAGAGCACGAAATCCGCGTCGCCAAGGGTTGCTCCGGTTGCGCGGTCGGGGCGGTGATAAGTCCACGCGACTTGCCCGCGCAGCTTTTCCAGCCACGCAAGGAACGGTCGGTGAAGGGTTTGAATTTCAGATGACATTGAACATTGGTTATTTCGGCTGATGATTTTGTCGAACGCCCTAGCCTCATCGGCGCTCCCCTCGTCCGTTTCCCACCACTCGTCCCATCGGTCGGCTTGTTCGGGCATTGGAAAGTAGTGCCGGGATTCTTCCGCCCGGCGTCGGGTGTGTGAACAGAGGGTTAGCCTAGAACGGGATGTCGTTCTTTGCTTCCGGCTCTTGCGTTGCGGTCTGCGTTCCGCCATCAGCTTCCAGATTGGAAAACTCGTTCTCAGGATCAACCGGAGCGTCCCCAAACGCCTTGCCCTCGCCCGCGAACTGAACAGCCGCTAGAGCACAGTTGACGCGCTTCCCGAAGGCGTTGTCCTGAACCCACAGGCGCACGCTGGCGTTGACGTAGCATCCACCATACGGACGCCCGCTGGCGGCGTTCAAATGCACGCGCGGGTCGCGGTCAACCACTGGCACAGGATTCTTGCTGCTCGCGTTAAAGAACATCGCGTTTTCGAGTTCCGGCGAGTCTGGCTTCTCCGCGCCATCGCGAAGGCATGTCTTGACGATCATCGCCTTCCCATCGGACTTCTTGAGCATCAGCTTTCCGTCATGCCATTTGACGTTAGGCTCGCCCCACATTTCCTTTGCCACGGCCAAGATGCCGTCGCGAATCGCCGTAATCTCCGGCGCGTTGTTGTCGCGGTCCATGATGAAGGCCGCGCTGTATTTCGGATCGCCGCCTTCGGGTCCGGCTTTGGGTTCAAAAAGCGCCGGGTATGACAGGCGGCAGTTGTTCAGTTTCAGTTTCATTGGTTTGTCGGTTTGTCGGTTTGTTTGTTTCCATCGGTCCTCCCGGATGCGGATGCCAGTTCTCCTGGCGGATAGTTGTCGAGGTCGCTGATCGGAATGTTCACGAGGCCAACGAGCGGCAGCGGAAAGTCTTCCATCTCCGCCCGCATATCAGCGGCGTCCATCTCGCGCCGTCCGCGCAACTCGTCCGCAACCTCGCGGGCTATGCGGCGTGGTAGTTCTTCGGATGGCAGGGATGCGCTCATTGCGGGTCAGGTTCGGGGACAACGCGGTCAACTGTTTCCGGCAAGTATCCAGCGGCTAGCAGTGCGGCTCGAAACATGTCCACCAATTCGTTCACGGTGTTATCGGCGTTTTGCAGCACTAGCGTTGCTCCGTTTTGCTCTATTGTGATTCTGTCCAATGCGTTCATTTTAGGTTTCCTTTCTGCCGTTGGTTAGCGCATCATATTCGCGCCTTGCGTGCTCTTGTCGCTGCTCAAGCTCAGTGTCGGTCAGCCCCATTTCGTGACACATCCTCGCTCTGCTGCGTAACGGCATTTTCATTTCCTCATCCTCGCGCATTGCCGCCATTGCTTGTTCCCACGGTGTAAGTGGTGTGCTCATATTCAATATCCAAACTGGTTCAGTCCGTTTCGCTCGAAAAACTCTCGGCAGCGTTGGGTGATTTCGATGTATGAAAAAGTCCCGATGGTCGTCTTGGGTTTGCGTCCCGCAACGTAAGGAGGCGATTTGCTGTCTGTGTCGGCGCAGCTCTGGCAAATCTTTGAATTTGATCGTTTTATTGTCGCTTTATTTCCGCACTCGCAGAAAACGCGCAGAAGCGTGTTGTCGGGTTGGCTCATTGGAATAGTCTGGCAATCAGTTGGCACACATCACGCCCGTTTTCCGTGCTGGCCAGTGACCAGACAAGCACGGCGAGCGCGGTCAGGAGCGCAAGCGTGAGCAGCTTGGCGCGGAATAGCGCGAGGTCGCGGTCAATCCGCTCGTGGTAGTGTTCGTGTTTGAGGTCCATTGCGCGCTTGTGCGCCGCGTCAATGTCCCGGTGTAGTGCTGGGGTTGTTGGTTTCATAATTCGATGTTGACCCAGACGCCGTTCTCTTCGCGCTGGAATTTGAGCCGGGTAAGCATGGCCTCGGCGTCGTTGCGGCGCTTCACCGCTTCGCCAAGGGCTTTGACGATTCGCGTCGTCTCGGCTTCTTTCTCGGCGAGTTGCTTTTGCAGTTCTTGGTATTTGCCGAGATCAACGAAGCGGGCGGCAAGGAAGCCGGATGCGTTTGGATAGTTCATGCCGGATTAGTTAGCGGGTTTCGTGCCAGCTTTGTCCTTACGCTTATTCAGCGCGTCAGCTATTACTTCACCGGCCCAAACGCGAAGGCTTTTTCCGTGATCTATTGCGTGCTTGCGAGCGCGGCGAATTGTCGCTTCCGTGGCGTTGGCCGTGATGGTCGGTTGCTTCATTTGGTCGTGAGGCAATGAAGCAACGAAGCGGAAGATTGTCCAATTCTTTTTTGCTCTCCCCTGCATTTTGTTCACAACCCGTTGACGCTCAACAAACGTAACCTTGACGGTTACAATTCCATGTGCTACGCATCGGCACATGAACGCGAACGAAACGCTTCTCGCCGCCGACGAATTTCAGCTCCTGCACCGGGAGATGGCCGTGTCCGCGCGCACGCAATCCTTGGCCCGTGCCAACGCGAAAGCCGCCGGGATGGTGCGGAGGATCGACAAGGCCGTTACGTTGGCGGTTCTCAATCGGCTCCGGCGAAAATAGGACTTGCGGTCGGCGCGAGAATGCGCTTTTCTTTCCGTGCTCGCAGTTCAGTTGCGATGACGACTTTTTGAATCTCTGGAACAGGCGCAAGCCCTACCAGGAATGTTTGGTGGAACGAAAAACCACCAAAGCCGCTCAAGACTGAACCTTGAGCGGCTTTTCTTTGCCGCTGGCGAGCCTGCCAAGCCGGGCGGGCCATATCGGACGCAACGCTGCTCACACCAGCGCCAAGCGCGGGTCGCAGGCTAGGACGAGAACTACCCGGCGGCAGACGGCTCCATAAAAACGGCGCGCATCGAAAGAGAGGATGCGGCGGGTGGCGGGCGAATACGATTTTAGGACGGGACGCACAGCTAAAAAGTCCCTAGAGTTATCGGGAGCCGGTGAAGTGAATTGAGCGGACGCCAGTAATGGTGAACGGATAGCCTTTCTAACGATCCCACAGGCAACGCAAGACGAGGCACGCGACCTGCCCGCTCAATTCACTTCATCCAGCCCATTACCAGCAAACCCTGTTACGCTCCGGGTGCTGGACGCGATCAATGCGACCGACGACGGCGACGGCTTTGCTTGTCCACTTGCTCCTTCCGTGGGGAAACCTACGGAAGGGGCGAGCTGCCGCTTCCTAGCTCCCTCCTCAAGCTCTAGCTTTGCCCGTCCTCTTGCTCAGTCAGCCACCGCAACAGCGTCGCCGTCGCCAGCGTTGCCACGGCCCAGGCGAGAGCGCAAACCGGGGCTTTCATTCGCGCATGCCTTTCCAGACCACGGCCAGGAAGATGACGAGCGCGATAAGCGCGATGAAGGACGCGCCGAAGGATTGGGACTCGGCGATCATGGCACCCAAGACCGCACGGAATAAACCTGTGAGCGCAGCCGCCGCTTGCGCCAGATGCCGCCGCCGTCACGATCTGCTGCCGAACCTGCCGCCGCTTCGGGCGAGGTATTGCCCTCCAAGGTAACGAATACGGACTTGCTCGCCGATTCGATCAGCCCGGTATGCGCCACGCGGCCCTTCTTGGGGAAGAAAATTCCGAACGCATCGGCAGCACGCGGCTCCTGACCGCCGCTGGCGCGAGTCCATGTCGGCGACTGAACCATGTCGGGACTCCACGCCGAGCGCGGATAAAGCCTCGGATGCCCGGACTTCATCCCGCAGTAATAGACGAAAGCGGCGCAATACGGATCACCGCGGCGGTTGCCGGTGCTGGCGAGAATGGCCTCGATGATGGGGCCGTCATTGCGCCCGGTCGCCTCCGTGGTGCCGAGAAGCGACCTCGCAACGCCCATCACATCCTCGCGCGGACCTGCGAACGCGGAGGTTGCGAGCAGGAGCAAAACTAGACCGGCACGAGCCATAGACAAACGAGGTAGGACAGAAGCATCATGGCCAGCGCAGCGAAGGTGAACGCCAGCTTGAATTGCGAACCTGCCAGCCGCCATTCGTCGGCGAATCCGTTTTTGTCCAGCCACTTGTCGATTGTCGGGAAGTCGATCTGCAAAGCCACAAACGCGCAGAACGTGGCAAAAAAGAAATAGGCGGCGGCAACTAGCGGCCTCTGTAAATATCCGACGTCGAACACTCCCGCCGTCGGGTCGAGCCAGCGAAGCAGATGCGGCGAGAAGTAGAAGATTGCGGCGGCGGCGAGCAGCGCGGCGAAGCCCTGCCAGTTGGAGACGATTTTGAGTATGGTTTTCATAGGAATTTCAGGAATGGGATTTGAGCGCGAAAATAGACCAGCGCGGCGACGCTGGCAACCGTGCCGGCGAAAGCCCACCACCACCGCCAAGCCCACGTCCTCCACGTCTCGGCCCCGGCGATCTGGACGGCCACCTTGTCCTGAGCTTGCGCGATGGCGACCTCCATTCCGCTGATTGTGAGTCGGAGTTCTTCATTCGTTCCACGTAAGGCATCCGTCTCCGATGCTGCGATGCGGAGGGAAAGGATCAGGCGCGCTGTGTCGCCGTCCGGGCGTTCCTTGTTCAGCTTCTCCGCTGTCGCCACGGACTCCGACACGCTTGCCTTTAGCCTCCCGATGCTGCCGGTCTGCTTTGCGACGATCTTGCCTGCCCGCTCGGCTTTCGCTGCCACCGGGGCCATGATCTTTCGGGCTTTTGTCGGGGCGCTTTGGCATGAGGTCAGAAGTAGGATGGCCGCGAATAGGGCGAGGCGGTTCAGAAGTCGCATTTCGGGTGCGTGTCGTTTTTTCGGATGCCGCACTCGCGGCAGACATACTCTCCGCGCAAAAGCCTCTCGTTCTCGGCTTTCAGCGTATCCAGTTCCGTCGCCAGTTCGCGACACAGCGCAATCGGCTTTTCCGCGCACCCGCAGCGCAGCCCGTTGGATTCGAGCATTGCTTCGATTCGTTGGGTGGCGCTCATTGGTGGACGGTAACGCATTCGCGGGCGTGGTCAACAGCCGCTCTGACCACCTGCGCTTCACTCATCGCTCGCGCCTTGGCCTCGCGCTTTATCCACGCGGCTTGCGCCGGGGTCACGCCTAGTTTGATGTTGTTGGGGTATCGGGTTTTTTTCATGGGATGGCTAAAGCGCGGACCTCGCGTCCCAACGGGCTTTCGCCAGTCGCTTCCCGCGCTCGCGTGCAGCTTTGATTTTACGTGTCTGGTAGCTCATTCGGTTTTACTCTGTTGGTGCATCGCTCTTAGTCGCGTATCTGCTTGTTAGCGTTCATCGTGTCCATTACGTGTTCCTCGCTCCACGCTCGCGGTTTCTCGAAGCGCAGGCGGCTCTTGTCGTAGGGTTTCGCCCTCCATGCCTTCGCTCTCGGCCATTCGCCTTTGCGCCGCCCGTAGGCGTCCCAATAGCTGTTGGTCGCTATCCATTGCGCCTTGGCCTTGGTTGCGGCGAAGACCACGCAGGTCATCGAGTGGATGTCAACCGTCCACGCTAACAAGTCGCTGCACACAACGGCGCTCCCGCACGTCTCTGGTGATTCGATAGTCATGGTGTCGCGCCGTGTGTGAGCTTGTCGTTAGCCCAATCTATCGGAGGCGCTTCCTCGATGTTCTGCATGATGGTCACGAAGATTTCACGAGACGGGATTTTCCCGCGCCACACCGTCCATCCGGTGTTCTCGGTTGGGCACACTTCGAGTTCCCAGATGTCACCACCGCGATATTCCAGATGGTATTCCGTCCAGTCCTTGTCCTCGGATGGCTCAGTGGTCACTTTGCCATCCTGCACCGACAGCCCGAAGTATCTGTCTCCCCATTGGACAAATGGGCTAACAAGGCGCTGCTGCGAATCCGCGCCCCGCTCTACGTTCAAAGTCTTGCTCATATTCCAGATTCCTTTCTGCGCTCCACGTCCGCCGTCGGCGCGGATCGCAGAGCTTTTTCGTTAGATTTTGCGCGCCGCTTCGAGTCGGAGCGTTTCTTCCCCCGCCGCCCCCGCAGAACTCCGAGCACGAGGTCTTGCACCCATTCGGGCGGCTTGTTCCTTCCGAGTTCCCAGTCTTGTAGCGTCCGCACTGAGAGCCGCGAGGAGATCGCAGCGGCAGCATCAATTTGTGTGTGGCTGCCGCGCGCTTCGCGGATTGCGTCCGCCCAGCTCATCGGCTAGCGAGCCGGGCGTGAATGTCGCGCAGGACGATTGAGGCGTCTTGCCGCGTGAATTTCAGCGCGAGCATATCGTTGATGAACTGAACCTCGTCTTCGAGGTTCATCTTGCTGTTGATGTATTTGGCGATGGCGTTTTTCATTTTCGGAGTTGGTTTTGGTTTCCGTCTCGGGACTCATTCCCTCGACACGCAGGAGACTACGGGATACCCGTAGTGCTGTCAACGGTGAAAATGCAGATTTGTGAAGATTTATTTTGGCCGCTCCGCTACCTCCTCCCACTCCACTCCGAGGCGAAAGCGCGGCTCTAATCCGGCGCAATCTAACCAGCGGATGCAGACGAACGACGCCCGCACGGTCAGCGTGAATCGGCGCGCTCATGTGGCGTCGTCGCTGATCCGCACGTTATGTCCTTTGCGCTTCGTTGCGGCGCGCTTTCCCCTCACCCCAGCCCCCGCCGCCCACCCGACCATCGCAATCGCGAGTCGTTTCTTTGATTTCTTGTCGAGCGCGTAAATGTATTTGCGTTGGCGCTTGCCGCGAAGTGAGTCCAGCTTTTCCTTGCTCGCGTCACCCTGCACATTGTCGCCTCGAATCCGAATGATGCCTGGGTATATTTCCGCAAGCTTGGCGAAGGTTCTTGTGCCGTGGCGATGCCACGCGGTCACGGGATGCAGCCGCTCCCCGTTCGCAAGCAGGTAGAAGTCCACTTCCTTGCCCTCGATCTCCACGGCGTTCGTCGCCCGATAGATCGTGCCGCTATTCCCTGCGGATTCGTCCGCGTAGGTTATCACGAATTTCAGCTTCGGAAAGCGATGCTTGATGTAGAAGAACAGCAGCCCGATCACGCGGCTTTCACTGAATTTCGGGAGGTCATCATGCAGCCACATCCGATCAAACTCACACCACGTTCCGTCTTGGCATAGGTCGGCCAGCGCACCCTTGAGCTTTGGCCGTATTCCGTAGCCAAGTTGAATCGCACCCTTTCCGCCGTTTATCAGCACAGAGCAGAAGGAATTTGAGGTTGCCTTGTGCGAGTAGTGGTGCCCCACGATCAATTCATCCGCGACTTTCTTCTCCACTTCGACAAACCAAATATCTCCGTCAGCCGCTCCGATTATCTCTTTCCCGAAAAGAATGTTGTTGGTTAGGAGTCTCCGCCCACTCCCCACCGCAGATTCCTTCGTTGACGCGCCGTTGTTATTCGACGGCAGCGCAGAACCACGCGCTCCAGCGGACGACTCCGGGCTGGCGAGGTCAGCGGACATCGGTGCTGCTTTCGCCCGGCGTCGCCGCTCTGCTTCGAGAGCGTATTCAAGACATCTCTCCGCGTTGATCGCCTTTCTTGGTGTATCGTCGCTTCTGCATCCGACCGCTTTCGTGTAGGCTTTCGCGGTGCGGAGCGCGGCTTCCAGTTCCGTTGCCCAGTCGAGGCGAGCCGCAGAGTGATGCCATTCACCGCTCAGGCCCCGCCCCTCGCAGTCCAACCATTTGATAGTTTCAGTTCTCATATTACCTCCGCGATTTCGCATG